CGGAAAGCCCGTCCTCGTATGCCTTGGTTATCACCGCCTGATAATGCGCTGTCCGCAGGTCTTTTACTTTGTAGTCGCCTAAAACGAAAAGGCGGTTTTTCCACGCGCCGAGATAGGTGTCGCGGGCTTGCTTGGATAAGTTCTGAAAACGCTGAAGCTTGACAAACTCTTCGTACAGCTGCCGGAAAGTCATTTCTTCGGCGGGAGCCGGAACAAGAGCCGTCGGCGATTCGTTCCACGCTCCGAGTGCGGTCATTGCCTCGGCGCGCGTGGCGTAGTAGCCTATGACCGTTCTTTTTTTTGATATGCTGTCGGCGACGAAGTGCGCCGGGGTCAACGCGATCCACGGTTTGCGCCGCTTGCCGCCGAGTTTGTACACGGACCCATATCCGTTCGGATTTTTCATAAAAATACCGCTCCTTTGCTTGTACTTTTCCGGAGCGGGTGATATAATATATATATCAACTCACTCTGTCGTAGGTGTGGCTTGATGCTCCGCCCGTCCCTGTTCCCGCAGGGGCGGGCTTTTTTTATTTTATAGGATAAATTGTCACATAGATTTCGGGCTTTCCATTCTCATCAAAGTCGCACTCTTCGACCCTGCCGACGATTCTGCTCGCACCTTCGGCATATTCGATAGCAGCCTTTGGCAGCTCTCCGAAGTCTAAAGGGCCGTCAGTTACGATGTATTTATCATCATCAACAAAGACCCACACGCTATCGCCGGGGCTTAATACTTCGGCATTTCTTGCACGCGAGATGCCTTCGCCGTCTTTTTTGGTAACTCCGATAAGCTTAAACGTTCGGCCTTTAAAATAATCGAAATCCTTATAAAAACCTATGAGAAAGTATGCATCTTCTGCCGTCAATCGTTTAAGGCAGCAACGAATTTCATCTCCACGCTCAATCCAGTCGTGAATCATGTCCTGCAAGCGTCCTTTGTGAACATACCCTATCTTTTTTCCCTCAAGATACAGAGCAACGGCGCGGGGGTCATATTCGTTTTCTGGCTCAAGGACTATATCCAGACTTTTTCCGGTTTTTCCGATTAGGTCAGCAACACCACAAACATCGGGGAGCATAACGAGGTGGGCTTCATAACTGTATTTAAGAGCCATATCGTCAATAACATTCGGGAGGAAATGATAGTTCTGTCTGTCTTTTTCCGGTATAAAAAGCTGACCCGAGGCGCTGTGTGCCGTTTCGGACGGTTTCTGCTTGTTCGGTTCGGGAGCGGGTTTAGGCTCCGGATTCTTTTCCTCTGTTTCGGGGGTCTTTGTTAAATGTCTAAACAGGAAAAACGCACCCGCCAAAATAGCCACGACAGCGATTCCAAGCAAAGTGAAATAAAGTGCGGGGTGCGCACTCGCCTTGATAGAATCGACCAAAGACATAAAGCCGCCGAGCAAAAAAAGAATAATTAAAATATGCCACCAGCGCAGACCGCCTTTTTTCTTTTTTCTTTGAGGGGTATCTCCGACAATAGGCCGATTTAAAAAAGAATTTTTTGACATTTTCATACACTCCTTGTTTTAATCTATTTCTCTGACAAGCAATCTCGGCACGCCGAGAATGTGATATGTTTCCATGTCCGCGCCTTTCAACTCTTTCGGCTGATATTCGGGATTTACGGGACTTAGCTTTACCATATCGTCAAAAACATCAACGCGTTTGAGCGTGGCGCACTCGCCGTCATATATGACTGCGCCGACATCGCCATTCTTCTCGATGTAGTTCTGTTTCAAAATAAGAACTTTATCCTTTTCGTGGTAGAGCGGGTACATCGAGTTTCCGTGGACTTCCAATACAAAAAAGTCATTTTTGTTGCGTCCCTTTAGGTATTTCTTCGGGATATCTATAACGCCGCCGCTCCAATCTTCGATTGCGACTTCTTCATATCCCGCGGCGATAGAGCCAAGGACGGGAAATGTCACGACGTCCTCGGTAATGTTCGGCGCATGAAGATTCTTTAGACGGTTGCCCTCATAAATTGCAGTTGGCTCATTAACCCTGCCGGTCATATAGTCAATTGATACGCCGAGCCGATTACAAAAATCATTCATAAATTCAGACTTAGGTTCCCGTTCGCCTTTTTCGTAATTTATATACGTTGTGTACGGAATGCCAAGAAATTTTGCGAAGTCTTTCATACTGCTATAGCCTTTTGCCAATCTCACGTCTTTAAATCTATACATTATAACCACCTCTGTCAACATATTACTCGTTTTGGGTAACAAAGTCAATACAATAAAACGGACAGTTGTCAATTTGGGTATTGTGCATAAAAAAGCAATACTCATTTTGTGCATTTTTTACGCTTGCAAAATACTCAAAGTGAGTATATAATAGAGGCAACGAAACCCAAAACGGGTATTTTAAATCAAGGAGCGAAAAATATGGCGAAAATACTTAAATATCCGAACATTGAAGCGGAAAGGGCAAGGGCGGGGCTGACGCAGGATGAACTTTGTTCGCAGCTGCACATCGCTCGAAAAACTTATTACAACTGGGTCGTTCGCGGAAGAATCCCAATCAGTCAGGTTGAACGACTCGCCAATATTTTGGATGTATCAGCGGATTATCTGCTCGGCACCGCCGCAGCGGCAAAACGACTGGAAACAACCCACGGCACGGATGCGACTGAAATTGTAGTGTGCCGCGACGGAGCTTGAGGAAAGGAGCGGAATCAGCATGCGAAAACCTACGACAGAGGAGATCCTCGCCATCAACGGCAGCGTGCCGGTCGAAATGGCGGCGCGGTACCTTGGCCAGTCGAAAGACTTTATTTATTGCGCGATGCAGAAACAGGTCTTGCCGATTGGCACAGCGTACCTGCGCGAAAAAGAGTGGTGCTATGATATCCGACCGCAGGCACTGGTTGAGTACAACGAGCACGGTGGTGTGAAGCGCTACATGGCGTTGGAAGACCACCTGAGAAAAGTAATCAGTTGCACGGTTGAAAAACTGTGTTCTTGAAAAGAAAAAGAAAGGAAGAAAAGAAAATGATCGAGAGTTTAAGAAAGACCCACGCGGACTTTCAACGCGCATGCGACCGTCACGATGCCGCTGAAATGGCAAGACTGTCCGGCAAGCTGTGCACAATGCTTGCGCAGGAGATCATGATGGCATTCGGCGGAGTCAGTATCGCCGACAGCGTCGTGATTTTGGCTGCCTGTAAATTGACAGGCATATTTGTCAAGGACGCAGGAAAAAAATTCGGGCTTTCCGCCGAAACGTTGGAAAATGGGGCGGACGAGCTTGCGGAGTTTGCGAACAAAAGAATCACAAGAATACTGGCCGCAATGCCCGCACGCAAGGAGGTCGACAGCGATGACTAAAGACTTGCTTATCGTCGGGGCGGTCGTCGCGCTGGTGGCGATTATGATACTCGCGGCTCTGCCGGAGATAACAAGCGCGATGCCGGAGGTCTATTATGTCGAGCCGACCGAGCCGGAAACAGCGACAGAAGCAGAGCAGGAGACGGTTTTGCAGTCAACTGCAAGCGTCAGATACGCCCTGACAGCCGCCGAGCGCGACGAAATTGAGCGGGTAGTCATGGCAGAGGCGGGAGCCGAGCCGTACATAGGTCAAATGGCCGTCGCGCAGTGCATCCTCAACGCCTGCGAGCAGGAAAACGCGCGCCCCGCCGAGATTGTCAGGAGATACGGCTACACCGACAAGCGCCCCGAGCCGAGCGACGAGGTCAAAAAAGCCGTCGCCAAGGTTTTTGACGACGGTGAGACTGCGACAGATCGCGAAATACTTTATTTTTATGCTCCGGCGCTGTGTCAGAGCCTTTGGCACGAGTCGCAGACCTATGTCTGCACCATCGGCGGACACCGATTTTTTGAGGAGGCGGGAAAATGAGTAATTATATTTACACAATAGACGAAAACGAGGCCGAAGTCCTCGCCCGTTACGAGGGCATACTCGCCCAAAAGAAAGACCCTCACAGATATGACACCCTGCCCAAAGATGCCCTTGCGCTGCTGTGCAGAACCAAGGACAAGAGCAACGACTTATTTGTCCGACGTTATGAGGCCGCTCGGGAGGTTATTGATATCATCTCAAGGCAAGTCGGCATTGACCCTGACACATTAGGTCTGTCACTATACTACCCCGATTTTGACGGCTCGTCCGTAATAGCTCGAAGAATTGAGGAGTGGGTCAGCCGTTCCGGAGACAAGGCCGTACTGAAAAAGCGAGTGCAGGAGCTTGAGCAGGAGAATTTGACGCTTCGCTCGCTGATTTTAAAATGAAAATGAACGGAGGCCGCCGATGACTAACGAAGAAGTCAAGCAGGCGCTTGTCACCGGCAAGCCGGTCATATACTACGTGCCGCTCGTCGGCGATGTCAGATATGACCGAGTGTCTGCGGTCATATATCGCATAATCAACGGCGAGCTCGCAGTCACCGCCGAGCTTGAGGACAGGGAAGGCAGGTCAACGGCCACGGTCCGAATTGACCGCCTGCGATTTGAGAATAAGGAGGATAAAGCAAATGACGCTGAAAATTGCAATCCAGACCGCTTTTGAAATTCTTGCTATCGTGCTTATCATCTATGGGTTCATCCACGAGGACAAACTGATAGAGCTTGAAAACAGGATAAAGATAAGAATCCAAGAGCGGGCAAACCATAACAGAAAGGGAGACAAATCATTATGGATAAAAAGATAGAACTGAAGAACTGCCCATGCTGCGGAGGCAGAGCAAAGCTTATGGGGCAAAGAATATTTTATGTGGAGTGTCAAAAATGTTTTCTTACAACAGACAAATATGCGCGCCCGAAATTCGCAGCGGAAGCATGGAATCGCAGGACGGAGGGGCAATTGAATGAGTGATTATATTGACCGTGCTGCGATTTGAGAATAAGGAGGAGAAAGAAAATGGCGCTGAAATTTGCAATCCAGACGGTGTTTGAAATCGCCGTCGCCGTACTTATCATCTATGGGTTCATCCACGAGGACAAGCTTATAGCATTTGAGGACAAGGTTAAATCAAGCATCAAGAGCAAGAGGAGCGGCCGCGATGAGCTCGACAGAAAAAACAGCTGATATGCCAGGGAGCGGGCAGAAGTGGCGCAGAAAGCAGATTTGCAAGAATTGTTACTGGCTGCGCAAAATTGACAGCGCAAGTCAGGGCTGGGACGGGAAGTGCTGCGCCTATACTTATGAAACTGAGCAGTTTCGCGAAATTCCCTCGACTAATGATTTTTGCGCGTACTACAAAAAAAGGAGGGCTAAAAGATATGATTGACGGAAAAATAGTGACGCGCGCGGAAATCAGCGGAGCGAAGCCTGTGACGTTGCTGTTTCGGCCAAACCGCGCAGAAGGCGAATATGCCGTGAAATACACCGACGGCGCTAAAGAAACGGAGTGGAGCTTCCACGACGGCCGCGAAGCGTTAAATAAATATCTCGAGCGAATCGAGCGGGCTCTTTGGCCGAGGCTTGACAGGTATGAAAAAGGACGTCCTGCGGTAACAGGACGCCCAAAGGATGTTGTTGAAACAACACCAAACACCGCTAACAGTATAACACCGCCGCCTGAAAATGTCAACGGGGGCGAAATATGAAAATACGATCTTACAGATGCCCGAAATGTGGGCGTGAATATAACTTTGCCGACGGCGACAAAACAAGGCTCTGCCGCGCCTGCGGGTGTGAGCTGGACAGCCTGACCGTTTACTCGACGGACGGCGGGAGCACCGAGAAAGACCAGGCAAGCGCGACCCGCCGCGAGAACCGCGAAGCGGAGGAGCAAGAGGCGCTTTTTGTGTGGGCGGAATACCAGTCCGCCGCGCATCCGGAACTGAAGCTATTGTATCACATCCCGAACGAAGGCAAGCGCAGCATGGCTTATGGTGCCGCGCTCCGGCGGCAGGGAATGAAAAAGGGCGTGCCTGACCTCTGCCTTCCGGTCGCCCGGGGAAAATACCACGGCTTATATATCGAAATGAAAGCCGGCCGAAACAAACCGACAGTTGACCAGCAATGGTGGCTTGAGGCGCTTGAAAGGCAAGGTTTCCGCGCCGTCTGGTGCTCCGGCTGGGAGCGGGCGAAAGAAGAAATATCGGAATATCTGAATATAAAGGAGAAGCTTTATGTATATCCTAAACGGCGCTAAAGATCAGATTGTAAATCTTGATTTTGTGGAGCGGGTCTGCATATCGCGAAAGGAAGACGCGGCATTGCTGGTTTTGAGCTACGGTGTTGATAATCCGCCGGTCACGCTGTCACGATACAAAACAGTCGCCGAGGCTCGAGACGCTTTAAACGATTTGTACCTCGCGCTGGCGGGCGGTCAAGATTTTTATGAATTGCCCGAAAGCTTATATTATCACGAAGAACATATAAAAAAAGACGCCAGAACGAAACGAAAAGGCGGAAGTTAAAGGAGAAATGGAAAAAATGACAGAGTTAATGAAAAAGGCAATAGCCAAAATCGACGCCGAGGGCGAAAAGGGCGGCACGAATCAGAAGCGCATAGCGCAGTATATCATCGATGCGCTCATAACAGACGATATCAGTGCGGGCAAGGTCACGGACGAAAAAAAGAGCCTTGCGGACTGTGTGAAAGCCGTGACAGGAAAAGCAAGAAAGCATGCCGAGAACGGCTGCGCGATGGTCGAAGATGAAACGGTTTACTCTTGGATCCGCGAATATTACGGAATCGCCGAAGAGCCGAGGACCGATAACATCATCAGCCTTGACCTTGCGGATCTGCTGTGAGGTGGCGACATGGGACAGAAAGCGAAGAAAATCACCGAAGAACAGTATCTGCACGCTAAAAAAATGGCTTTTGCCAAGTCGATTTACGGCCTGCCGAAAAAGGTAGAGAAGTGGATTGACGAGTCGGTTTTGAAATACAGCCGCTATCTTTTTACATACCGAGAAAAAGGAAAAAGGTACGGCTATTGCACGCACTGTCACCAAGATGTGGTGCTTGAGCTCGGCAGGACCTTCACGCCGGCCGACGAGGAGAACATCTATCGACGGCACAAGGAAATAGGCTTCTGTCCTTCGTGCAAGAGTCCGGTGCAGTTCCGCGACATGGGGCGAGGCCGGGGAAGATTGGTCGACGAGGAATACGTCGTTTTTTCCGACAGATTGAGAGACGGCGGCGTGCTTGTTCGAGCGGGCTTTGTCCGCCGAGATTACAGCGGGGAAATTAGAGACGTCGGCACCGATTTTTTTGAAAGATACCGAATCTACTACAACACCGATGTAGATGTTGCCTGGAATAAAGTTTATTCATATTATTATGGCGGCTGCGGTTGGAAAAGGATGACGACCATACCCGAGCCGAGTGCGGGTCAGCCGTATTATACATCGGAGCAAAACTATATTTATACAAATTATTACGGATTTACCGATGAGATTTTCAAAAAAACAAATTTGAAATATGCGCAAATCGAGACGGTCATGTCAGGCAGCAGATATGTTGAAGTGTGCGGCTATCTTGACAGGTTTATTAAAAATCCGGCGCTCACGGAAAGGCTTGTTAAAGAAGGCTTTTTGACCCTTGCCTTGAAACAATATAATCAAGCGAAAATCAACAGACGGGCAAAGACGGTCTCCGCTGCTCTCGGTCTGAACAAAAAAGAGATCCGCGAGCTCGAGGATAAAACGGACGCGGGCGTGAAATACGCGCAAATCGCGAAAGCGTACGGAATCACTCCGGCGCAGGCGAGGAAATATGTCTCATCATATGGCTCAACGAGCATTGAATTTGTCGAAAAGCATTTGCCATTTAGGAAAGCCGTTAAGTACCTCGACAAGCAGGGGGAGACAATATACACGCTTTGCGATTATTGGCGAGATTGCAAAAAGCTCAAGCTTGACCTAAAGCGCGAGGATATACTGCTGCCGCCGAACCTTGCGCAGGCGCATCAACGCACTATTGACGCGCTGGCCGAAGCAGCGAGACGGCAAGAAGAACTTGAAAAGACGCGCGAGGCGCAGAAGGTGTTTAATAAGCGGCTCAAAAAGCTCGAGCGCGACTTTGATTTTGAAAGCAGCGGCCTGCTGATTCGCCCGGCGCGAAGTCATGCCGAGCTAATAGACGAGGGCAGTGCTTTGCACCATTGCGTTGCGACATATGCAAAAAAACACCTGAGCGGGCAGACGGTTATCTTTTTTATCAGGAAGAAAAGCGAGCCGGACAAGCCTTTTTATACCTTGGAATATAACCCGAAGACCGAGAGCATCGTCCAGTGCCGTGGCTTGCACAACTGCGGCAAGACGCCGGAGGTCGAGGCCTTTGTAGACGCGTGGAGCGGGTACATCAGAAATAAAAAGAAAAAGAGTCACGCGGCAGCGTGAGAGAGGAGAAAAGTATGAACGAAGTAATCAGAAGCATGGAGCTCAGCGGGAACCTGAGCGAGGAACAGAACGAGGCGCTAAATCTCCACTACGAGATAATCGCTAAAGGCAACCTTGCCGCGTCCGCTATGGTGGACTTTTGTCAGAATCTTAAAAGGATGCGCGACGAGCGCAAATATCTTTTGCTCGGGCATGAGACCTTTGAAGAGTATGTCGAGCAGGATGTCGGTATCAAGCAGCGACAAGCCTATACATATATACAAGCTCTCGAGTCGCTCGGCGAGAAATATTTGCAGTCGAATGCAAGTCTCGGAATCTCGAAGCTCGGAATGCTCGCCGCTCTGCCGTGGTATGAGCGCAAGGAAGTCGAGGAGAATAACGACGTCGCGGAGATGTCCACCCGCGAACTGAAAGAGACTATCAGCAAGCTGCACGAAGCGCAGGAGCAGTTGACCCTTATCACTGCCGAGCGCGACGAGCTCGCGAAAAGCAGTCAGGAGCACGAAGACCTTTCCGACACCGTCCGCCGACTGCGCGAAGAGCTGAAAGCAGTATCCGAAAAGCCCGCCGCGACGGTCATGCGCGAGCCGACCGCCGAAGAGATAAAGCAGTACACTTCCGCCGCGATTGAGAAAGAGCGCGCAAAGGCGAAAAAGGATAAAGAAAAAGCCATTGCCGAAGCCGAGAAGCGTGTGCGCGATGCCGCCGAAAAGTCCGCCGCCGACGAGCTCGACAGGAAGACCGAAGAGCTTGAGAAGAAATACAAGGCGGTACTCGACGCCGCCGAAAAGGAGAAAAGCGAGCTGGTCGGTCGCCTTGAGAAAATCGAGAAAGACACGAAGCTGACCGCATCTCCGGAAGTGGCAAAATTCAGTGTCTATTTTGACAGCATACAGAAATATATCAATGTCATGCGTGACATCATCGCGTCGATGGATGACGAAACCACAGCCGCCAAGCTTCGCGCCGCGATGCAGAAGCTCGGAGCGCTGCTGCAGGAGGGCTGAGCATGGATATGACAATAAAAGAGAAAATAGGCCAGGTTATAGGCACATTGCTGGCAGAGCAAAACAAGAAGCAGAAAGATCTCGCGAAAGAACTTGGGGTAACAGATAATACGATTTCGTATTTTGTAAACGGAAAGAGGGCTCCGAGTTTAGCACAGATAACAATTATTGCAAAATTTTTTAATGTATCGACCGATTTTCTTCTCAACTGTGATTACTCCGGCACGCAGGTTGAGGGAATCAAGTACATAATGGAATTTTTAAAAGATGCACAAAGAATGTGCAGATGTGTAGATGATTGCGACTTTTGCAAAAACAGATCAAACGATACCTGTTATATAACTGATTATCTTTCGGATGATGATATATACGAATATATTGAATCTGTTTTTGAGTGGACAAACTGCCACCCGCGAAAAACCTATGCACAGGACTTTTTTAAAAAGTTTCCGGAAGCCAAGCCGGATAAAGAAGGTGTGCCGAGGATGTGCCGTACGAATTGCTACGGCGGAAGTTGCCAGTACTCCGCTGTAACCGGAGCGGGTCCGGCACCGTGTAAAGATTGCTGGAATGAAGAAATGGAGGCAGCTGACGATGAATAAAAAGAAAGCCGGAATCCTGATGTGCACACATTTTAACTGCGATCACCGTCGCGGGAATTACTGCTGTTTCCAGTGTCAGAAAATTGGCACTTGTAAGAACCCTTGTTACAACAGCCCGCTGAAATGCGGACTGGCAAAGGAGGTTGACCAGCATGAAAACCCTGACGCTTGAACAGCTTATAGAAGCGGCGGAGATTTGCGGATCCGCACAAGGCAGAAGATGACAGCTTTAAAAATGTCGAGCTTCAGCTCTGCGGGAGCTACGACAAAAAATTCACGAACAGAAATAATTATAAAAGAGGTTTGACAATGCATGAAAGCAACGATTGATTTAAAACACGGCGATTGCCTTGAATTGATGAAAAACATCCCTGACGGCTCGGTGGATTTGGTGCTGACTGACCCTCCATACGGTGTTATGACCAAAAGCACACACGACATTAAAGGGTGGCAAAACAAAAATATAAAATGGGATAGTTCCATACCAGCAGAGAAGATTTTTGCGGAGATAGACAGAGTTTTAAGACCTAATGGAATATGCGTTTTGTTTAGCCAGGAACCTTATACGAGCAAATTGATAACAAAACAAATTCCGTCATTGCCATTTTCTTATAGAGCCGTTTGGGTGAAAAACAATGCAGGTAATATATTGGGATGCAAACAAAACATGGTAAGTTACTTTGAAGATATTTGCGTGTTTTCAAAGGTTTGTCCTAAATACGATTTTGATAAAAAACACCCATTGCGTGATTATTTTATTCAGGAAAAAGAAAAGTGCGTCGGTGTAAATTTTAACAAACTTTTAGGGAACACTATGGCTTCTCGTTATTTTACAAACGGAAGTCAATTTACGTTTCCTACAAGGCAAAACTATGAAAAGTTGCAAGAGACAGGACATTTCAAAGCTAACTACAGCGAAATGAAAGAAATTCACGAACAGTGGCAAAGAAAAAACATTAATAAAATAAGATCTCTTTATCCGTCTGTTTTTAATCTTTGGCAGGGTGGGGGGCAAAAATCGAATGTTTTGGAATATCAAAAAGATGGTGGAAGTTATCACCCCACGCAGAAACCGGTTGCACTTCTTGAAGATTTGATACAAACATATTCTAACGAGGGAAATGTTGTGCTTGATTTTACGATGGGTAGTGGAAGCACTGGCGTTGCTTCCGTAAACACAAACCGCCGATTCATAGGCATTGAAAAAGACGATAAATATTTTGAAATAGCGAAACAGCGGATTAATGCCGCTATTCGTGACAAAGAACGAACAGAAATAACAGTAAAGGAGCTTTAAAAATGGATTGTAACAAAACAATATAAGACATCTGCCGGCATTGAGTTCGTCGAGTCGAAATATCTCGAGCCGCTCGACACGGACGAATATGAGCTCTATTATCGTCAAACGGAGTCCGGCGCGTTTTTTGTGGCTAAGTACGGTTTATTTGTAATGGCGATTATACCAGTCTGTACGGAGCAGGTGCTGACCGAGAAGAACGTCGACTATCTCTCGGAGCTCTCCGCCATGAGCTCCGTAAAATACGAAAATTTTAAATAAAGGAGTGAAAAGCGATGCGTGTCAAAAAACGAATATTTTCCGGCGCAGTATGTGAGCAGGAAGTGTACACGGTTTCTGACCGCACCGCCAATGTCGCAAAAGCGCAGTACAAGCCGGTGCTCCGCACGGACGAGGAGCGCGAGCGCCACAACTTAATGATCGCGAGACGGAAGCACGCGCGAGTTTTCAACGAGAATTTCTCGCCGACTTCCCTTTATTCCACTCTTACCTTTGACAATGACCACGAAGTACACGACTGGGGCGAGGCGCGCCGGTTGCGTACATTATATAAACGCAGACTACAATACGCGTGCCCCGAAGCAAAAATCAACCTTTATATGGGACGCGGCAGAAACACAAAAAGAATACATTTTCACATGGTCTCCGACGGCGTGCCGGAAGAGATCATCAAAGCACAGTGGATTTATGGCGATATCGTGCAGATAGAGCACCTGCGCCGACACAACTATTATAACGGTATAGACCACGGTTGCGATTACACAGGTCTTGCCAATTACTTATTCGACCATTGGACGCCCGAGCAGGGCACTAAACATAGATATTTATCAACTCGCAACATGCGGCAGCCTGACAGCGAGGACGCAAAAGTCGCGCTTCGGAGCTACAGCCCGGACAACCCGCCGATCGCCCCGAAGGGCTATCGCCTTGTCGAGTGCATTCAAAACAGATTCGGATATATGTGTTTTAAATATATAAAGGAGCCCGAAGACGAGCCGCCGAATCGACCGAGAAAAAGGAAAAACTGCTGACGGATGTCAGCTTTTTAAAGCCTTGTAAATGTGTCAAGTTTTGCGACGAAGAGGAGAAAAAACAAAATGAGTGATTATATCGAGCGTGATTTGCTTTTGGCAGAAATAAAAGAACTTAAAAAGTCTCCTTGGTATAACGGCGGTTATGGAACTTATGAAAGAAATATCCGCCGCGAGGCAGTCGATATTATCGTAGACCTTTGCATAAGGTCGGCTCCCGCCGCTGATGTACAAGCGGTTAAACACGGCAAATGAAAAAGGACGATACCTACACCCGACTCCGCATATTATTGCTCGGTTTGCGGTCGTTGGGTGGAAAGAGAGGACAATACGATACCGCCGCAAGTTACAGGGTTCCATTATTGCCCAAACAGCGGCGCAAAAATGGATGGAGGTAAAAAATGAGCGATTATATTGATCGTGCTGCACTCGGGATAGGCTTGTGTAACCGAGATATTTTTGAGAACAAGGGTTATGCGGACGGCTGGAATGCCGCTGTTAAAATTTTAAAAGAAGCTCCTGCCGCTGATGTACAAGAGATTAAACATGGCGAATGGATTAAGATGTACAACAACCCTGACGATGGGAATTATTATTGTTCTGAATGTCATCACAGTATAGACATCGCGACTGGAAGAGAAACACCAATAGACCGTGAGTTTTTTTATTGTTTGTATTGTGGTGTAAAAATGGATGGAGGTAAAACCAAATGACTTTGCACGAGCTTTCACAGCTATATTACTTAGACAAGGAAATCGAGCTCGACCGAGAACGGCTCGCGCAGCTTCGGTCCGACTTGTCGAGTCCCAGGTCTCCAAAATATGACGGTATGCCGAAAGGCCCGAACCATGAGAACATGCTTGAGCGTTGTGCGGTTGAGATAGCCGACCTCGAGGCGGTCATTCATGCCAAAATTGAGAAGCGAATGCAGGAGCGGGTGAAGCTCGAGCTTTATATCGCCGAGATCCCTGACAGCTATACCCGGCAGATATTTACATTGCGCTTTATTGAAAAACTCAAGTGGGAAGAAGTTGCTGACATCACCGGCGGCAGCTCATACAGCGTGAAACATGTCTGTTATCGGTATATCTCCAACGGCTAAAAGTTGGCACACATGGCACATTGATTTATGCTAAAATTTAGAATGAAAAAAGATAACAACTCCGAAAAAGTTTCTTTTCTTTTCTTTTCTCCTTTCCCCGCCTCGCCCTGCGGCGGGTTTTAATAGCAGGGCTTTTTATGCGGAGCTTTCAGGCGATATGCGCATAAGCGCATTAAAGGTTCGAGTCCTTTGTTCCGCCCAAAAAAGCCCGTGTGTACAGCGGGGGCGTGTGGGTCATGCCACAAGCTCGGTACGTCAGACCATCCGCACCTCTCAGCGACGTGTCCCAGGGTGCCAAATCCGAGCAACATGTCAGGATATGGTTATCTTCGGGGCTGATAGACCCCGAAGGTGCGGTTCAATTCCGTGCGCTGTCATCTTCTTTTTGAAACACCTCTCCGTGAGCCGAGAGGTGTTCTTTTTTGTGCCTCTTTAACTCAATGGGCAAGAGCCCGATCGTATGACTTTTCGGGACGCCGGTTCAAGTCCGGCGAGAGGCAGACGCGGGCGCACTCCTTCGGGGGTGCGCTTTGCAGTCGACTGCAAAGGAGGAGCAGGATGTTTTATAAGCTCTGCGCCAAGTGCGGCGCAGTCATACCACTCGGCGAGACGTACTGCGCCGAATGCAAGCCGAAAAAGCAGACAAGGGACGAGCTAAACATCGATGACAGCGAGGAAATGGACGAGCGGGCGGAAGCGTTCTACAACTCTCGGCAGTGGAGGAGGTTTCGCCAGGGAATCCTTGCGCGTGACCGATATCTCTGTGTTAATTGTGCAGCTCGCGGCAAGCTGTCGGTGGCGTCCGACGTCCACCATATCATCAGAGTTAAACAGGATTGGAGTAGACGGTTTGACCCGTCTAATTGTATTTCTTTATGCAAGGCGTGCCACAATAGAGCAGACCGAGCGGGCGTGTCTTTACCCCACGGGGGTGCAAAAAAAGTTTGACCCCTCTGCGGTAACCCGTCGCCCGCCCTCCTCTTCGCAGCAAAAACGCCGAAAATGAAAATCAAGGAAGTGAGGACATGGCAGGGCGGCCAAGACAGCCGATAGACCTTCTCGTTTTGACCGGAAAATCGCACCTCGGGAAGGACGAAATTGAAGAGAGACGAGCAGCAGAAGTGACCGCGCCGTTCACAAAAATCGAACCGCCGGAATGTCTCTCAAAGAAACAAAAAAATAGATTCAATTATATCGCAAAACAGCTCGCCGACATCGGATTGTACGCCGACATTGACGCCGAGTCGCTCGGACGCTACATAATCGCCGAAGAAACTTTGCAGAAAATCCGCAAGCGCTTGAAGAAAGAAATGACGTTTGAGCAGTATGAAAAAACGCTGAATTTGCAGGCAAAATACCTCAAAATTTGCCAGCAATTTGCGGCCGATTTTGGCATGACGGTATCGAGCAGGTGCAAGCTTATTATCCCGAAGAAGCCTAAAGAGCCGGAGAACAAGTTCGACCTTTTCGGCGATGATGAACGCGGTGATGAGAGTGTTGGATAGGGCGACTCTCCACGCTGAGCGGGTCGTCTCCGGGCAGGAGCCGTCCTGCCTAACGCATCGCATGGCGTGCGAACGGCACTTGAACGAGCTCGCCAAGCAGGGCACGAAGGAGTTCCCGTATATTTGGCGACCGGAAAAGTCGGAGAAGATCTTGCGCTATGCCGAAATGCTGACGATTGCTGAAGGCGCGCAGCCTCGCCCGGTTAAGCTGCACGACTTCCAGTGCTTCGACCTGGGCGTGCCGTTTGGGTGGGTGCATGCAGAGACGGGCTTCCGGCGCATCCGCCGAAAATATAAATCCGTCGCGAGACAGAACGGCAAGACATTTGAAAATGGAATCACCGGGTCGTACATCGCGAACTGGGGCGGATATAACTTCGGCAAACTTTTCACTGCGGCAACAAAAAAGCGACAGGCGCGAATCGCCTGGGAAGAAATTCAAAAATTCATCTTAATTGACAAAGACCTTCAAGCGCTCTTCGATGTTAAGGATTACAAAAGCCTTATCATCGCCAAGCGGACCGGATGCACGATTGAAGCACTTTCGAGGGAGAGCGGGCTTGACGATGGATTTCGCGCAATCTTCTGTTCCGTCGATGAAATTCATCAACACAAGGATAACGGAATTTACAAAGCACTGTATAACGGCCAGGCCTCGCTTAACGAAGCTTTAATATCGATGATAACCACGCGCGGAAAAAGCCTGAACAGCTTCTGCCGCGAAATGGACGATTATTGCCTGCAGATACTTGCCGGCACGGCGGAAGCCGACGACTTTTTTGTTGACATTTACACACTGGACAAAGAGGACGATCCATTTGACGAAAATGTGTGGTTTAAAGCAAACCCGCACCTTGTGACGGTGCCGAGCGCGCTCGAACAGCTCCGCCGCGATGCGCAGACGGCGAAGCAGATGGGCGGCTTTGAAATGTCCGACTATATGACAAAACGTCAAAACCTGTGGTATGAGTACGGCGACACGCAGTATATCACGCCGAACGAATGGAAGCTCGGACGGACAGAGCTGACGATAGAGAATATGCGCGGACGCAGATGCTTCGCCGGGCTTGACCTTTCGAGCGGCGGCGATCTGACCTCGCTCGCGCTGCTTTTTCCGCTTGACGATGGGAAGATATATGTCTGGTCACATTCCTACATTCCAGCCAAACGACTTGAAGAACATATCATCACGGACACCGCGCCGTATGATGTGTGGGCTAAGTCCGGCTTGCTTACGCCGTCCGAAGCGGTCGGCGGTCTGAAAAACGACTATCTGCAAATCGTAGCGGATCTGAAAGAACTGCAGGAGAAGTTTGAAATTAACATCGCCTGCATAGGATATGACCCGCACAACGCGGATGCATTTTTGGAAGAACTTGATACGCTCGGCGCGCCGTTGCTTGAAGTTAAGCAGTCGGCGCGTTTTCTGTCGGACACGACGGTTGACTTTGCACTTGAGGTCAAAGCCGGAAATGTGCTTTACGACCAGCGGAACGCGCTGATGTCGTGGTCTATTGTCAACGCGAAAAAGACGAAAAACTCTTTTGGCGAAATCAAAGTCGACAAGGAAGTGAACGCACGGCACGCGCGCATCGATGTCGTCGACGCTATTATCGACGCGCATGTCGCGTATCGAAAATCCAGCAAAGAAGAGACGCCGGACTATGAAACGGTGGTCGAAGATTATTTGAAGAAAATGGGGTGGGCTTAATGCCTTTGTTCAAACGAAAAAGTGCAGGCGACCAGCAGACGGTCGAGCGGCAGGCGCTGCTTGACTTTTTGGGAATCAGCGACGATGGCGACGCTTTAGGCGAAGCTACATATTTCGCTTGTCTGAAAATTCTGTCGGAAGCTATCGGAAAGATGCCGTTTAAAATCATGCGCACGACTTCCGGCGGTGGAATTGAGACTGCGAAGAAGCACGAGCTTTACCGTCTGCTTACAATCCGTCCGAACCCGTATATGACCGCGACACACTTTTGGTCGACGGTCGAAATCAACCGAAACCACTACGGCAACGCGTATGTGTGGATAACGGGAGCGGGCAAAAACACAAACCTGTGGTGCCTTCCACCTGAAAGCGTCGAGATATACTGCGACGACAAAGGTATATGGAACAGAAAGAAGGGCGCAATTTGGTACCTCTTTCATAATCCGAAAAGCGGAGAGACCGTCAGGATTCCGCACGACAGCATTATGCACTTCCGTACCTCGGTCTCGTTTGACGGTGTCACCGGCCTAAGTGTCCGAGACCAGCTGAGCACCACGCTCGGCGGGAACATGCGCGGGCAGAAGATGCTGAACGAGATGTACAAGAACGGCTTTACCGCAAAAGCCGTTTTGCAATATACCGGAAACCTGAACGACGAGCTTGAGAAGCGATATACCACGAAGATTGAGGAGTATATCACCGGCAAGGTTGACACGGTCAAAAACCTCGTGCCGATTCCGGCAGGCTCGACAATCCAGCCGCTGAACATGAAGCTCGCCGACAATCAGTTTATCGAGTTGAAAAAATACTCGGCGTTGCAGATCGCCGCCGCTTTTGGAATCAAACCGAATCAGATTAACGACTATGAGAAAGCAAGCTACGCCGCCGCAGAGCAGCAGCAGCTTGCTTTTTACATTGACACGCTTTTGTACATTTTGAAGCAGTACGAGGACGAGGTCACCTACAAGCTTTTGAGCGACGAGGATATCGCGAGTGGGTATTTTGCAAAATTCAACGCGGCCGTTATTCTTCGCGCCGACTTTAAGACACAGCTCGAGGCGATGGCAACGGCAGTACAAAACGCCATTTACACACCAAATGAGGCGCGTGCCTATTTGGATAAAGGCGAGCGTCCTGGCGGCGACCAGCTGATTTGTAACGGATCCATGCTGCCGCTGACGCAAGCCGGAATTCAGTACGCCAAAGGAGGTGAAAAAGATGAAGATTGACAAATGCGCCATTGTCAAGAGCCTTGACCTTGACGATGACAAAATGGCGAAAATCAACGCCTGCACGCTGAAAGAGCTGACCGCCGAAGAGGTTTTTGCCTTTAAGATGGTCGCTTGCGACAACGAGATTGACCGTGACTATGAGGCATTTTCCGGCGAGACGCTTGAGCAGCTTGCCGAGCTGTACAAAGGCAAGACCGTTATAAGCGATCATAATCCGCAGAGCACAAATCAGTGCGCACGGATTTTTGACGCAGAGGTTATCACCAGTCCCGGCGAGACCACCAAGACCGGCGAAGAGTATAAACAGCTTGTCTTACACTGCTATTGCATTAAGGCAACGAGCGGGCAGCTCATCGCCGAAATCGAGGGCGGCATCAAAAAGGAGTGCAGCGTCGGGTGCAGCGTCAAATCTGCGCAGTGCTCTATCTGCGGCGGCGACGCCAGACGGTGCGAGCACTATCGCGGCAAACGGTACGACGGCGCGCTTTGCTTTTATAAGCTTATCGGTGCCGTCGACGCTTATGAAGTCTCTTTTGTCGCCGTTCCCGCGCAGCTCGCAGCGGGCGTGATTAAAGAGTTTGAGGGCGACGAACCGCCCGAAAAATCAGAAAAACCCACGGAATACGCTGATGCAATTCGCATCAGTGAAAATTTTATCTTCACGGAGGAATCAGACAATGAATAAAAAAATGAGAGACATTCTCGCAAAAATCAAGTCAAAGACCGAAGAAGCACGCACGCACAACGAGGCGGGCGAGGTTGACCTTGTCAAGACCTGCCTCGACGAGATCGACGACCTCAAGGCACAGTATGAAACCGAAAAGCGTCTTTTTGAGGCAGAGCAGGACGAGCTTGACCCCGAGGAGCACGGCGACAACAGCGGCGCGGATGTAAGCGAGGAAAAGAGCTTTGTCGAGTACCTGAGAAAGGCGGCCTCTGCCGGAATGTCGCAGGGCTCGAACGGAGCTATCATCCCCAAGACCATCGCCAACAAAATAATCACTGATATAGTCAATGTGTCGCCGATTATCGAAAGGGCCACAAAGTACTACACGAAGGGCGCTCTGTCCATACCTGTCTACGGTACCGACGCCTCTGCCGATTCGCCGACCGGTGATATCGCCGCTGCCTATCAGGGTGACGAGTTCACCGCGCTGACCGCAGGTCAGGGCAAGTTTACAAGTGTGGACCTTTCCGGCTATGTTCTCGGCGCTCTGACCGTTGTTTCCAACAAGCTTATTAATAACACCGACATCAATATTGTCGGCAAGGTGGAGGAGCTTATGACCGAGGCGTTTCGCGTCAAGCTCGAGCGTGAGCTTATCCACGGCACGAGTGGCAAGATGACCGGTGCGGTCTCAACCACCAACAAGATGACACTGACCACCTACACGCTCACGGGTATCACCTTCGACGTCCTTATCGAGATGCAGGCAATGATTCCGCAGATTTACCAGTCCAACGCGATGTGGATTATGAGCAACAAGACTTTTACAGCGCTCAGAAAAACCAAAAATTCACAGAACGACTACATCATGAAGGACATCGAGAACGGCTTCGGCTGGAAGATACTCGGATCTCCTGTATACCTCTCCGACGCTATGGACGAGGCGACCGAGCAGGAGGGCTTCCCCGTCCTCTACGGTGATTTTTCCGGTATGGCGCTCAAAATCGCAAAGCAGCTCGAGCTGCAGGTGCTTAACGAGAAGTATGCCGACAAGAACGCAAAGGGCGTTGTCGGCTGGCTCGAGGCAGACTCCAAGGTCGAGAACAACCAGAAGATTGCTGTCCTGCAGTCGGGCAAGGCTTGATAAGGCGGTGTAAAAATGGCCGTATCGCTTGCGGAGGCTAAACGCTTCCTGCGTGTTGACGATGATGTCGATAACGCAATGATAAAAGGCTTCATTGACGCGGCCGAGAAGTTCCTCTCGGCTGCTGTCGGCGACGACTGCGACCTTGAGGATCCGCGCGCACAGTTCCTGGTGCTCGTCGCCGTGCGCGATATGTACGACGGTGGCGAGCTGAACCGCACCGTTTCGGCTAACACCGAGCGGCTTTTCAACAGCTTCGCGCTTCAACTGAGAACGGAGGCGGGCATCGATGTATCTGAAAAACAGAATTGAGGTCGCCTATATCGACAAGAGCGGGCAGGACGCCGACGGTTACGAGAAAAACACCGAGCGGCGCCTGCCGCTGTGGGCGCATGCGGAGTCGTCAAAGTCGAGCGAGTTTTACGAAGCAGCACAAGCCGGCATGAACGTCGAGCGGGTCTATGTTGTGCGTTCGCGGTCTTTTGACCGCCGCAGCAAATTCGTCTATGACGGCGAAACGAAACTGCAAATAACGCGCGTCTATGACCGCCTTGACGGTCTGACGGAGCTGCACTGTTCCGACATGAAGGTGGATTGAATGGGCAAGTTTGATTTTGAAATCGACCCGGCTTTTTTGCGAAGCCTCGGCAAGCTCTCGGAAGTTGACAAATATGCTCCGAAAATGGTCGACGCGGCGACGCCGATACTGGAAAGAAGCATCAAGGCGGCACTTGCCGGACATCGCCGCACCGGAACGATGGTCAAAAGCGTCAAGCGCACAAGGGCGAAAAAAGCGAAAAACGGCGTTTATCTTGCGACGGTCAGACCGACCGGAATGTCGAGGAAATATATTGACAAACACGGCAAGATTAAAAAGCGCAAAACTCCGGTGCGAAACATGGAAATTTTGGCGCACCTGGAGTACGGAACAAAAAATCAAGCGCCGACGCCGATATTAACAAAAGCTGTCAACGACTGCCGCGCCGAATGTGAGGCAGCAATGGCGGAGGTATTTCGGCGTGAAACGGGGGTTGAGGGATGAATGTAAATCAGCTGATTATATCCGCACTTAGCGACATGGGGATGAAGGTTTATCCGAATTTTTATTCCGGCGATGACGAGGAATACATCACCTTCACCTATTTGGACGAACGGCCGGAGTTTTGGGCGGACGACGAGCCGATGTATGACGGCACATATGTGCGCGTGTCGCTGTGGACGCGAAAAAACCCGCAGAAATACAAAAAACAAATCAGAAAACGACTCCGCACGGCCGGCTTCACGGTCACGTCGACAGCGGAGCTTTATGACGAAGACAAAAATTACGTTCAAATCGCGGTCGATGCCGAGATAGAGGGCGTAGTTAATGACGAGGAGGACTAATTTAAATGGCACAGTTTAAGGCATCTCTGCCTGTCTTTGCTCCGATTAAGACGGAGACAGAGTCGACGATAACCTACGAGAACGGAGCATTTGTCGGCAAAATGGTCAAGACCGAGATAAAACCGAACAAGGTCGAGGGCTCGCTTTATGCCGACGATGCGCTCGCAGAATATGAGACCGAGTTCAAAGACGCCGACATCACTCTCGAGACCTCGACTATTCCGGCCGAGGTGTTCGTCAGCATGTTCGGCGAAACAAAGACCGAGGGCACGGGCTCGACGACTCCGAAGCCCGTCGTGCTGACATCTAAGGCCGGCGACGCGCCTGCTTACGGCGG